ATGCTCTGGCAACTTGGCACTTCTACGGTTGATAGATTTGGTGGAAATTCTCTTCTAAATTGTTGGGGTGTTTGTGTCCGTGATATTGATGACTTCTGTTTCATCTTCGAGAACCTGATGCTCGGGGGTGGTGTCGGGTTTTCTATTCGCAGAGAAGATGTCCACGAACTCCCCAAGTCTAAAGAGGGAGTCGTTGTTACTCACAAGAAAACAAATGACGCTGACTTTATTGTTCCTGATACTAGAGAAGGTTGGGTAAAACTTCTAAAGAAAGTTATGAAGTCTTTCTTCTACACTGGAGAGTCTTTTACCTACTCTACTATCCTTGTTCGTTCATCTGGTGAACCCATTGCTGGGTTTGGGGGGAAAGCATCTGGTCCTGGCATTCTTATTGAGGGAATTGATAAAATTTCTACTATAATTGCAGCAAGAGAGGGTAAAAAACTACGATCTATAGATGTTCTTGACATTGGTAATATTATTGGGTCTGTCGTTGTTGCAGGTAATGTTAGACGGTCTGCTGAAATTGCAGTCGGTGATCCAGACGATTATCTTTTCCTTCGTGCAAAGAGATGGGACTTAGGAAACATCCCCAACTGGCGTGCGATGTCCAACAATACAATCTATGCAGATTCTTATGACCATATAAGTGATGTAGTATGGAAGGGTTATGATGGTTCAGGTGAACCCTATGGATTCTTCAATCTCCCATTGGCGCAGAAGGTTGGTAGACTGGGGGAGAAGAGTAAGGATAAGTGTGAGATCATCAATCCATGTGCTGAGATTCTACTGGAGTCTTATGAATGCTGCAACCTCTCAGAGATTTATCTAAACAACATTGAGTCAAAATCAGAATTAAAGGAGTGTGCAAAACTTCTATACAAGACACAGAAGGCTATCTGTGCATTACCGTTCATTCATGAAAAGACCAATGAGGTTGTGCATAGGAACATGCGAATTGGTGTGGGTATTACTGGTGTATGTCAATCATTAGATAAGTTGGGTTGGTTGGACGAATGCTATGCTTATCTGAAGGATTTTGATGTAAAATGGTCTGAGAGGAAGGGATACCCCACTTCTATCAGATTAACGACAATAAAGCCCTCAGGCACGCTCTCCTTGCTCTCTGGAAGCACACCGGGAGTCCACCCAGCATATGCGAATTACTTCATTCGTAGAGTTAGAATGTCCAGTGATGATGCTCTAGTGGATGTTTGCAGAGATGCGGGGTATCCAGTAGAGTATGTGAAGCGATTTGACGGGACAGAGGACCACAGTACCATTGTTGTAGAGTTTCCATGTCATATTAATGGGGATACTGTCTTAGCCAAGGATATGACTGCTGTTAAACAGTTAGAATTGGTAAAAGAAATGCAAACCAAATGGTCAGATAACTCAGTATCTGTTACTGTTTATTACCACCTAGAAGAATTGGATGAGATTAAGGAATGGATGAAAGAGAACTATGAGAATTCATTAAAAACTGTTAGTTTCTTGCTTCATTCAGATCATGGGTTCGACCAAGCACCATATGAAGAAATCTCTCAAGAAGAGTATGAGAAACGTATTGCACGACTCAAGGAGATTGAAGTTGTAGCAGCAGGTGAGGTTTTAGAGGGTGTGGAGTGTTCTTCAGGAGCATGTCCCATCCGATAAATTTAAAATTTTTATTTGACACCCCCATTTTATTCTCTATAATGGGGGACTTATATAGATTTGTAGAGTTTAGTTGGTCTATATAAGAGACATAATCAAAAAACAATGGGCAATACTGCCCATTTTTGCTAAAGGAGCGATTTGCTCCAGCCCTCTAGCCAGGGTAAATTTCTACAGAAGGAGAATTAAAATGGCTAATTCAGATAAGTATTGTGGTGGTGTAGATGACTGCGTTACCCGCACGTTGGGTAAGGTCGGCATCAATCGTAGTATGCTAATCACATTGGCACTTGTTCCATTCTCATGGAAGGGTGTTGTTTGGTTTGGTACTGCAATTCATGATCTTTGGAATGCTGCTACTAATGCAGTTGGACAGTGAACCTCTTTTGAGGAGATATACACATGAAAATACCCAAAGTAAATAAGTGGCTCCTCGGTACATTGGCTCTTGTCGGTGTAGCATCCATTGCAACATTTGCAATGGCAGACGAGTCATACGTTGATCTACAAAACAGATTAGATGCAGCAGAAGCCAAGATTGCTTCACTAACAGCACCCAGCGATTTGGATGTACAACGAGCAAAGGCTAATGAAGCCATGGTTCGGGATATCCTTGCTGATGCTGATGCCCGTGCTATGTTGCAAGGTGAGAAGTCACCTGTAACCGTGAATCTGCATGGGTTTGGTATTTTCCGCTACCAGTATAACAATGGTGGTGGTAACACTCGTACAAGTGGGTTCAACCTGCCCTACGAGCGTCTTGAGGTTTCTGGTAAGGTATATGACTGGGATTACAAAGTCAGCGGTGAGTTTAGCGATTCAAATGCTGGTGACTTTGATCTTGTAGATGCATACCTTTCAGGATCTGTCTTTGATACGGATGTCAAGGTAGGTCAGTTCGTAACTTCTTTCTATAAGGGTTACACTGATTCGCCTTTGGATAACGTCACTGGCGAGTATAGTCTTATGGCTACTACTTTTGGTCAGGGTCGTTCGCAAGGTGTGGAATTCTCCAAGGATTGGGGTCCATTCCGTGCAACAGCATCATACAATGATGGGTTCAATACCCTGAATGGTGCTGCAATCGGAACCAATGGTTATGGAATCAGCGTCCGTGGTGACTATGATTTCGGTTCTGGTTTCGGTATTGGTGCTGCATATGCATACCAAGATGCTGATAACTTAGAAAGTTACGGCACATATACCATTGACGCTTCATACGTCAGGGGTAATTGGGATGCAGCAATTTCGTACATTGCTTCTGAGCAAGGCACTGGCACTAATGATAACTATGGTCTTGTTGGGACTCTTGGCTACCAGTGCAGCAAGGATCTTCAGGGATTCTTGCAGTATGAGTATGGTCAATCAGGTGTGGGTAATGATACCCTTAGTTTGATGACTGTCGGTGCTAACTATGCAGTGTCTAAGAATGTTCGGTGGATGAACTCAATCGGTTATTCGACGAACGCCGTTGCGGGTTGGAACACCTATCGTTCTGGTTGGAACAACTCAACCAGTGATGGCGAATTCCTCGTCACCACACAATTGAGTATTACATTCTGATACATATATGAAACGGGACTTGTCCCGACACTTCAGCAACCCCCTTGGAGAATTCCGAGGGGGTTGTTTTTATAATTGTATCCAACGTTCCCACAATTTCTTACCCTGCGTATCCAAACCAATCATTTGAAGTGCGAGTCTTCTTGGTTTTTTTGGCTTATTAATTAAACTCATTTGACATTCTTTAAGGAGTCTATTTCCCTTTTTAACGTTGCATTTGGGACAAGCCGTAACCAAATTAGTCCACTGTGTTCCCCCACCCCTAGAGCGGGGGTGTACATGATCTATTGTTAATTTTTTGGGGTTCTTTGATCTATATCTACAATATTGACAAGTATTATCATCTCTCTTAAAGACGTTTTGTCTTGACGGTGATATAGAATCCTCTGAATATGGCATGTAGACATATTTAACAAGGACGATTGCGGCAGGAATTTTATATTCCCCCCGAACCGTCCTTATAGAATAACTTTTAGAATAATTATATGGTTTTTTTGCTTTACCAGAAACTAATAATTTTATGGCTTTTTTCCAATTAATTACTTTAATAATCTCTTCACTCGAATTTAACAGAAGAACATTTCTATTCATGAATTCTCCTTTGGAATTTTTTTCTAATATATTTAGGAAAAGTGAATTTTAAAATTTCTAAAAATAAAACTTTTATACATATTAGTGGATGTTTAAGTCGGTTGCATATCTTTTAGCAACTTTGTTATGTTTGTCTGGTTGTGTTTCGAGTTTACCTGCAACACCAGTCCAACCTCAAAAAATAAAACCTGCTCCTCCAGTAACTCATACTTATCTGGATACTTTTCTATTTGATCCTTATCCTTATGTGGGTTCGGTGAGGTATGAGGAAAATGGGATGTTAATTGGGGGCGGGGTTCTCGTTGCACCAAGAGTGGTAATCACTGCTGCACATGTCACCGAAGGACATGATGATATAATTTATATTGAACATGATGGTGATGAGTATTGTATAGAAGAGGTAATATATTATCCAACATATACTCCTGATCTATTGGTACATGATATTGCAATAATCATCCTTGAAGTGGCTTCGGATGAAGTCCCAGTGAGTCTCTTTGATCCCAATAAAGATATAACTTACAAGAGAATGAATTTAACCACAGTCGGATTTGGGACAGGAAGAAAACGATTCAGCAATTACGATATGTTTTGGTATTATGGTAGATTGATTGGAAGACCAGAATTTATGATAATGTTACCCACAGAAGCAAGTATTTGGTTCGGTGATTCTGGTGGTGCGGTTCTCACACCAAACAGAAAATTGATAGGTGTTATGTCATATTTTATGCTAACAAAAAAAGGAAAGATTTTTGAGAACGGATGCGCAAGCATTGAGTACTATAGAGATTGGTTATTAGAAATAATGAAAGAAAGGATAATCGAGTGAACAGTAAACTAACAACTGCATTAATTTGTTCGGGAACAATGATGTTCCAGTCCATTTGTAATATATTAGCAGACTCCTATGTGATGTCTGCTTTTTGGTTTGGACTTGGAACATTCTTCTGGTTTTATTCGTATAAGAAATTATATAAACCAGTATGACAGAAGCACTTCTTGAGATTGGAATAATTTTAATGATTTTTTTCCTACTCCCAGAAGAAAACAACACATCTAAATAGGTTATAGGAGAATATGTTGTGATCATTTCCGGAATAGACTATTCAATGAGAAGTCCCAGCATTTGTATATTTGTTGGTATTAATAATGAAACATTTTCTTTCGAAAGGTGTAAATTTTATTTTTTAACCGATGTAAAGAAATATGCCAACTTATTTCTTAATAATATTTTTGGTGAATCATTTTCAACGTGGGATGAAGATTCAGAGAGATATAAGAGCATTAGTGATTGGGCAATGGAAAAAATAATTGGCTCAGATCAAATAGCAATCGAGGGATATTCCTACAATTCAACTGGTAGAGTATTTCATATTGCAGAAAATACAGGAATATTAAAATATAAAATTTTTGAAATTGGAATACCACTAGAGGTAATTCCACCAGCAAATATTAAAAAACTGGCTACGGGAAAAGGAAATGCAGACAAAGATATGATGCACAAATCATTCATGGCAGAAACAAATTATAATCTCAAAGAAATAATAACACCTAAAAAAAATAAAATTGGCAATCCGGTTTCGGATATTATTGATTCATATTATATTTGTAAACATCTATATGATTCAATTAAGTGTTCTTCTTCTTAAATCCATTTTTTATTTTTATTTCAGAAACAATTCTCTTTGTCATATCACTTGTTAGATTAGATGCAATACCACCAGGACCAAATATTTCTTTTCGTTCCTCAAGAGAAAGACGATTTTTCATTTCTTCTATTAATTCAACAACTTCTTTTATTGCTTTCTTATCATTCTTACCATCTATCAACATCCATGCCACCACTCCTAATGTAGCAAAGAAACCGACGATTAGAATAATAAGACCAATTGTTGCAATCTCTTCAAGATAGTATTGACTTGCTGATGCAAATCCTACAGTTAATACTCCTATTGCAAGAACAACACCACCAAGTTTACCACTAACCCAGAAGGTGAGAAATGCACCACCAATGAGCATACCAAACCCTATCACAAAAAACAGGGTTATAAAATTATAAAGATTACCTAGTGCTTCTCTGCGAACTTCTCGGTCGGAGTGTTCGTATTCTATTACCAGATTTTCCAGATCTTCTATTTGACCAACTGCGGCTGCCACTCTGACGTTCGCTGTTTCTAAGTCCTCTAACGCCTCTTCGACTCGTATCTGTTCTTTCTCCGCATTGTCCACATGTTCCTTGATGGCCTCTGCGGAATTCTCGATGCTGTCTAAAGTTGGGTCTATGTTGTAGTTGCGGTCGTCCGGCACTAGTGCTATGTCGTTCAGAATCGACTCCGCTTCGTTGTCGATGTTTTCCAGACTTCCTGCTATCTCTCCAGTTGCATCCGTTATCTCGTCCGTCTGCTCTCTCTGTTCTCTCAGACTATCCACCACGGTCGAAGCGGTGTTTGTTGGAGGGTTCTCCCCTGTGAGTTGCCATGTCTCGCATCCCACGCTTACGAGGGTTATCAGTACGAGAATCCTCGCTAGATGCCTGGTTCTTCTTCCACTCAGTAAACCTTTCTCGGGCTTGCTCTGGTGTAAGTTTGCCATCTTCGATTGCCATTCTAATCCGTTGTCCAATTTTTTCTCGTTCATTATTTATCTCCAAGTCCTGTGCAACAAATAATAAAAATATTTTTATTCTATTTATTTTGAGGGGGAATCAGATATGACATTGTGCCGTATTTCTCATCCATTATGATAATTGGAGTATTTGGATTTCTGTGAGCATATTCTCTTATATCTTGGTTTTCCATTACATCCATATCTAATTTTCTATTCCACCTTTCATATTTTTTTCTACCATGATTAGACCTCATAAATTCATCTGTTGTTACTTCAAAGACATCACAACCAGCAAATTTCTTTTTCTTTTTTCTTGGCTTAACTGTAACGTCTAGTGGATTTTCGTTATATCCCATCCCCATTATTTCACCAGAAGATGCAATATTTGCAATTTCTTCTTTTATTTCTTTATAACTTTTCATGCTCTTTTATTCTTTTTTATATTTATTAGTGTTTGAATTTCTGATGCTGTCATTAATTTTGGTTCTTTGTTCTTAGAAGAAGCATTTAACAATACACTTCTTTTTTGGATTCTCTTGTCGCAGGAGTTCAATTTATGCTTGACTGGAAACTTCTTCAATTTATTATTAACTGAAGAATTCTTTGTTTTATTTTTTCCACATCCGCATCCCATTTTCAATCTCCTTCAATTTGCGAAAAGTAAGAATCGTTATATTTATAAATTGGGACACCAAATGCATACCCGACACAATTATTATACTCAGTCTTCATTGCATTTCCAAATGCTTCTTCAGTTAACTCTTGTTCTACATCAATTCCTTCTTTACCAAGAAATTCTTTTATAAATTCTTCAAATTCCTGACCATCTCCCCCCAGACTCTCTATGTCTTCTTTCACCAAAAACGTAGCAGTAGGAAGAGTGGTAAGCATAGAGCGAATTCTAGTATCGGGAACAAGAGCAAATATTTTTTTAATGTTTATTATTAACCTATCAAATATAGAAGAGGCTTCTCTTTCTTGTGAGGTTTTTAATTCGTGGGTTTTCTTCAAAAAGGTTCCATGTCTGTCTATTATACCGAGTTTATATGCATCCATCAACTCAAAGGGCATTGTAATCGCTTTAATAAATTTATAGACAGTGAATGCATTGACAATTTTATTTAGATCTGCTGTTGACATTTTATAACCTTTCTAGTACTGAAAATATTTTATTATCAAATGGAATTTTAATTATTTCCACTTCTGGTATTTCTTGTGGTAAATAATTCAAATAATTTAAAAATGTTTTCAAATATGAGTGATATTGGCTTTCTATTTTGAAAAATAATATCCTAGAACAACCTAGCGGACCAAAAACATTATTTAATACAATCATATGATTTAATATTAACCTTTCTTTAATTTCACCTTTTACATCAAATTTCTTCAATAACCTTTTAATATATTTAATCCGATTTAGATCTTCATAAAATTCTTCTATACTCTCACATTGAGAATTTCGATATTCTCTCATAGCATATAGTAAAAAATTATCATCAGTCAATTTCTTTAAAATCATAATATAATGTTATAATATTATCCTCTATTCCGAAGATGTAGGTGATATTGAAGGTGACATTTTATACAGACCACTTGGAAGTTTTTCTGTATTTACCTTTAAACTATATGAATTTTCAGAATTAGAAATACCATCTGTTCTTTCAAATTCATCAAAGGGAGTGTCTGTACTTTTTCCAAACGTCCCACCATGTCTATTTACAGGATATTCTTTCATTCCTTCATATGATTTTTCTTGCGGATTGCATTCAAAATCATAACCAGCCATGTTTAATTTGTTTTTAATTTGAAATAGAGCACCCTTTGGGTCTAAGAATTCTCTACTAGAAACTGCATTCAAAAATGCATTAAGGCGAGATAATTGTTCTGGATCCTCAATTCGATGAACACCATAATCACTCATTGCACTACGAGCATCACCGCCCATAGGTGTGTCTTCCATTTCAGTTAATGTTGTTTTCAATTCGTTATATCGTTTCATTAAAATCTCCTTTTAATTGCATTATATTTATATAAATTAATATGCTTCTCCCCCCAGAGTGGGGCCAACTGCTGTATCATAATGACCTATTTTTAGTTTATCAGTATCTTTTGTTTTTCTTTTTTCTGTTCTTGCTGTCTGTTGTAAAGCCACTTGTTGTACGCGGTTCTTTAGTTGATTATAATAATACCTTTCACCTGCCTTATAGCCGAGGGGATCATCTGCTTTTTCCGAATGGTCAATATCTTCATCTTCTTTGGGTGCTGGATCTTTCCGGTCTGTTGCGGGTGGACGGGGAGTTTGTGGTTTTACTCGATCTAGTCTTGGCAGTGGAACTGGCGTGATGTCGGTTGAAGTGTCGGTTGAAGTGTCTTGCCTAGGCGTTACTCTTGGTTCAAGTTTTGTGTCTGGGCCTACTGGGTCTGGCGTTGGGTCTGGCGATGGGTCTTGCAGTGGGAAATAAGGTATATATGGTATAGGTCTGGGCACAGGTGCAGGTTGTGGTGTAGGTGTAGGTCTGGGC